ACACTGACCCAAGCAGAATCAATAAGGCTGGACGCCCTAAGGGTAGTCGCACGTTATCCTCGATCTTAAAGGAAATGCTCGATGAAGAAGTTGAAATAACAAATGATGCTGGTGTCAAGGAAAAGAGGAAGTTATCAGACGTGATAGTCCACAAGCTAATAACCAGGGCCGTGAAGAAAGACGACATAAAGGCCATTCAGGAGATATTTGACCGCACCGAGGGCAAGCCACATTCCGAATTCCATCATTCAGGTATAGTTCAGCACAATCACAAAGACATCACAAAATTAAAGTCAATAGAAGATATGCCCGATGAGGTAAAGCAGGCCATCTTTGAAATGGGCATGCAGCAGCTCACCGACGAGGAGAACCGCAAAAATTAAAAATGGATGTTATTCTCAAGGATAAAATAAAGGATATATTAATGATTGACCCTGTACTTCGTATGAAAGTTCAGGCATCCTCATCGCTTTATTTTTTTGTCCGCTATTTCTGGGACTGCTATTCATCGGATAAATTTGTGGATAACTGGCACCTAAAGAAACTTTCCGAAGAACTGGAGATAGTTGCCCGCAGGGTATCGGAGGGTAAACCTAAATTGTATGATTTGATAATCAATGTCCCTCCAGGGACTACAAAAACAGGGCTGGTTTCTATCTTTTTCCCTATATGGTGCTGGGTAAACTGGCCGTGGATGCGATTTATAACTACGTCACATTCTGATTTTCTTTCCCGGGAATCGGCTGAATATTCCAGAGACATTATAAGGCATGATAAATTCAGGCACATGTTCCCGGAGATAGACATAAGGGGAGACAAAGATGTAAAATCGAATTTCCGAATTGTTTATTTTAGAGATGATAAGCCCCAGCAGGGTGGCGGCAGGGTATCGACTTCCGTAGGTGCAAGGATTATAGGCTTTCATGGTCATATAATTATTCCGGATGATATTATTGATCCTAGAGGCGTTCTTTCTGAGGCCACCATGAAAACAGCAAATAATTACCTGGATCAGACACTATCAACCCGCAAGGTTGACAAGAAGGTAACGGCCACAATTATGATTATGCAGCGCCTGCATCAGAACGACCCTACGGGTCATTTGTTGGCCAAAAAGAAAAAAAAGATAAAACATATCTGTCTTCCCGGTGAAATCAAGAACTATTATAAATTTCTAAAACCCCAGGAATGGGATAAATATTATTCCGACGATGGGTTATTCGACATCAATCGCCTGGACTGGGACACGCTGGAAGATCTTGAGATGGATTTGGGTCAATACGGATATTCTGGGCAGATAGGACAGAACCCCGTTCCGGCTGGGGGAGGTATGTTTAAGGTAGACCATATCCAAGTCTTAGATCGTGCTCCTCATTATTTAGATCATGAGATGCTGGTGAGATATTGGGACAAGGCCGGAAGCAAGGACAGTGGAGCCTATACCGTGGGGGTGAAAATGTGCAAGCTAAAAAGCGGGGTGTTTGTTGTCTTGGATGTCAAACGTGGGCAGTGGGCCAGTAATGAGCGTGAGGCTATCATTAAAGAATGTGCCATAGCCGATGGAGACCAATGCATGGTATTTGTTGAGCAGGAGCCTGGTTCTGGTGGCAAGGAAAGTGCCGAGGCAACCATCAGGAACCTTGCCGGATACAACGTGTATGCCGACCGCCCTACCGGAGATAAGGTAAGCCGTGCTGACCCTTTTTCGGTACAAGTTAATAATGGAAATGTTCAGATAATTGCTGCGGAATGGAATTATGCCTATATTGAGGAGCATAGAAACTTTCCATTGGGCCATTATAAAGATCAGGTGGATGCTTCTTCCGGGTCATTTGCACATTTGAGCGGGCGTAAAATGGCAAAGGTATGGTAAGGGCTGAATTTGAAAGGGGTGGATTTTTAATTAACTTGGGGCTCAAGTATGGAAGTAAACGGCAATAAAAGTCTCACTAAACTCAGCAAACAGGAACTAATAACTTACATTCAAATAGTTTCTGACCTCACACAGCGCAATAAGTTGGGCCAGCGGTTGGGCTACCAGTACGGCGATGACCGCAAAATTTATAAGGCTTTGGGGTATCCGGAAGAAACCGACTTAACCTTCACTTATTATTGGAATAAGTATAAGAGGAATGATATTGGGTCGGCAATCATAAATCGTCCGGTGGATAAGACATGGAGCGGTGATCTTCTGGTCTTTGAATATGGGAAAACGATTGAAGATTCTGCTTTATACGAGGCCTGGCGCAACCTGGAAAGGGTGCACAAAATAAAGCAAAGACTTGTTAAGCTAGATAAACTTGCCGGTATAGGTAAACACGCTCTCCTGGTTTTGGGGCTTGATGATGTCAAAGCAAAGGAGGACTTTCTGAGACCTGCAAGCGGCAAGCGTAAACTGCAATATATACGCCAAATTGCAGAGGATGCCGGCAAAATACATGAATACGAGGACAACTCGTCGAATCCAAGATACGGCCAGCCTAAAAGCTATCGAATTAAATCACTGAGTCCCGGTACTGGACAGGAGGATGAAATTATAATTCATTGGTCTAGGGTATTACATGTTACTTCGGGTCATTTGACCTCTGAAATAGAGGGCATGCCACGACTAGAACCCGTCATAAATCGCTTGGTTGACATAGAGAAATTGTTAGGTGGTGATGCTGAGATGTTCTGGCGTGGTGCACGGCCGGGCTATCATGTTACAGACAGGGAAGGTTATCAGATGACAGATGTGGAGAGGGGATTAATGGCAGAACGGATTGAAGATTATGAGCATGACTTGCGGCGAATCATACAAACTTCAGGTGTTGATATTAATGCTCTTGCCCAACAGGTTGCTGACCCCTTACATCATATAGACGCACAATTGCAGGCGATCTCTGCCCAAACGGGAATACCAAAACGGATACTTATAGGTTCAGAACGCGGTGAGTTGGCTTCCTCGCAGGATAGGGATGCATGGTTAGATTTGATCAAAACCCGCATGGAAGAGTATGCTGAACCCGAAATATTAAGACCATTGATCAACAGGTTAATGGAATTTCAGATCCTTCCCGTTTTTGAAAGTTATAATGTTGTTTGGCCAGACATCTTTTCCCCTTCGGAAAAGGAAAAGGTCGATACTGGTAAGGTGCGGGCGGAATCGCTGAAATCTTACGGCGACTCATTGGCAGGCATGGAGATCCTTCCCATAGAGTTGGCCTTGAAATATATTTTAGGGTTGAACGATGAACAGATTGACGAGGCGTTGCAGGCCATGGAAGACCAGGCCACCGAAGAAGACAGATTCAATATAGAGACAGAAAATTTACTGGATTCATGAGAAAAATAATATTCATATTCATATTAATAATAATTTTGTTTGCTTCTTGTAGCAAGCGTATCTGTCCTACTTATGCTCAAATTACTACTTACCAATCGTGATCCATCGCAGACGACCACGTTAAGAAATCGGTTTGCCCGTGACATGCGAACGCGTTTTGCAAAGCTAGAACATGATATTGTTAAGGCTGTTGTCACCGATGATGTGCTGGGGCTTAGCAAACCTGTGCTCAATCAATCTCCAGGCTATCGTGCTTTTGATTTTCCAAGGAGCACCGATAAGATTCAGGCTTTCATGGAGTGGTTAGAAGATGAAATCAACAAAGGAATCCTGGAGACTACACAACTGCAACAACTTGGGCGCAGCATAGATCAGGCATGGACTAACATTTATATTTCCGATTCTTATCGCCGGGGTGTCATGAGGGCACGCTATCAACTAACGGCAGCGGGCTTTGATGTGCCGCCGCTTGAGCAAACCGGGGGCATCGCCGTTTCTATGTCCTCACCATTTCATGTTGACAGGCTTGGGCTGCTCTATACAAGGGCATTCAACGACCTTAAAGGAATTACATCTGCGATGGACACGCAAATATCAAGAGTGCTGAGCCAGGGACTTGCCGATGGACTTGGGGCCCGTGAGATAGCCCGCAATCTGCGTTCGGTCTTGTCGGGGGGCATAGTAGATACATTAGGTCGTTTTATTCCCGCTAAGCGACGGGCTGAATTATTGGCGCGTACTGAAATAATTCGTGCACATGCAGAGGCACAGCTTCAGGAGTTTAAAAGTTGGCAAATCGCACAGGTAACCGTAAAGGCAGAATTAGTTACCGCCGGCGACAATCGTGTATGCAATCAATGTGCTGATTTAGAGAGGTCAGTATTTACTCTTGAGGAAGCCCAGGGCATGATACCTGTTCATGCGTCATGCCGGTGTGCGTGGATACCTTTTAATGTTTCGCCAGGAGGGGTAAATTGATAATGAGTAGAAGTCAAATATTTGTAGATGGGCATCAGGTAGATACCGCCGGCAGCGATACGGAATGTATAGCGGCTCAGGGAGCAGGGGTTCGGGTATTTATCACTTCTATTGTGATCACCAACACTTCTGCCACTGACACTTTTGTACAAATAAAGTGCGGTGGGTCGGTTAGGATGACTTTACCGGTTCCTGCTAATTCAGGTGTGGCTCACTCGTTGTCCTCTCCGTTACAGGGCATACACAATAAAAATTGGTCTTTTCAATCCGGAGCAGCGTTAAGTACAATATACTGTACGTTAGTTGGATATGCAGAGAATTTATAAACATTTATAAAAACTTATAAATATGGCAACATTCACGAAAGTAAATGATTTTGTAGGAGACACCCACAATGGCGTTCACAACCTTGCAACAGGACAATTGAAAGTAGCATTAAGTAACACCGCTCCCGGTTCTGAGGCTTCAAACCCTCTTAGCGATGGTAACGGAGTTCTGGCTAATGTAACTGAGATTGCTTATACAAATCTGAGTACACGTAATATTACTACTACTTCATCTTCACAGACGGCAGGAGTTTATTCTCTTGTCCTTGTGGATTTGGTGCTTACCGCTGGATCTGGAGGGCTGGCAACATTCCGGTATGTGTATATCTATAATGATGATCCTATCTCACCGGCTGATCCGCTAATAGGTATGTATGACTACGGAGCAGGAGGTGTAACGCTGAACGAATCAGAGACGTTCACCATAGACTTTACCGAAGCTGAGACGCTTCTTGACACAACGTAGTTGCAACCGGAACTCAGCGGATCACTGCTGCTACATTGAGGGGAGGCGGTGCGAATTTCTTGTTGAAGGCACAAATCCCCGGTGGACGTGTAGCCTTCGGGCGCAATTAGGAAGTTGGCAGGCGGTGCATGCGAGCGAGGAGTACGTGAAAAAAGTAAAACCTGTTTGGGAGCGGCTGAAGATTAAAGATTGCGGGGATTATGAATGCGAAAATTGTATAGATGGCAACACTTAACACCTTACTGGTTAATGCGGATAGCGCGGGTGGCCCTCGCAATTGGGCATCGCAGGCATTCGGAAGTATTGACGAAGGTATAGCCGGAGCGGACGGGACGGCTATTGGAGACAATACGAATGCTAATGCCACGCTGGACACTTCATTTCTTTTGTCGGAGGTTAATGCTGATTTCGGCAACATAGATACTTTGCTGTGGCAGGTTAGAAGAAGGGTTATCGGGGCTCAGACCAATACCAGGAGCTTGCTGATAAGGATTGTTAAGGAGGCCGATGGGGCTGTACTGGCGGCGGCAGATTCGGGAGGTACTTTTCAAAGTGTGGAGGCTGGAATTACCAATACGACATTTGATAACGGGACAGCTACGGCCTTTACTTTCGTGGACACTTCGGCAACAAAAGACGATTGGAATGACGGGAGAGTAGAAGTACGTCTGGTGATAGTTAAGAGCATGGCCGGTGATGCTAACGGGGTAGAGGTGGACACTCTTGAATTAACGGGAACTTATACTGAAGAAGCTGTTAGCTATACCATGCA